TCTTAAATCATTAATGGAAGTTAGTGCAGGTGATTTACTTGCTGTCGGCGGAGCATTAACATTATTCGGTATAGCACTTGACTTTGCAGCACCATTCTTGATAATAGGATCACTAGGTTTAATAGCAATAGGTGTGGCAGCATTAATAGCAACACCGGGATTACTTGGTATTAGCCTAGCATTTAAAATGATGAGCGAGGCAATTACAAATCTGGCCGGTGTAGGATTCTTAGGAATTGTAGGTATAGGTACAGGAATTGCTATATTAGCAGCTGAACTCGCTATAGCAACACCACTTATGCTAATAGCATCAGTTGGATTAGCAGCTCTTGGTATTGCAGCTCTAATAGCTGCACCAGGGATAATGGGTCTTGGTATAGGACTTAAATTAATGGGCGAAGGTATGCAAGCTTTTGCCGGTGTCGGAGTATTAGACATGTTAGGTGTAGCAGTAGGTCTTACTGCATTAGGAATAGCAGCATCATTTGCTTCACCATTATTATTTTTAGGCTCTATTGGATTATTAGCGTTTGGTGCCGCAGCATTAGTGGCAGGTCCAGGTATAAAGTTATTAGCCGAAGGTCTTGCTTTACTAGAACCATTGACAGGTGCAAATCTCCCATCACTTGCTAAAGGATTAGATGCACTAACCAGTTCTGGAAAACTTGGATTAATGGCATTTGGTGCATCGGCATTAGTGGCTGCACCTGGAATAAAAGCACTAGCTGATGCACTTGTTGTATTAAAAGACATAGATGGAGTTAGTTTATTTGCTGTAGCAATGGGTATTAATGTACTAGCAGATTCAAATGTACTAGGATTACTTGGTTTAGGATATGTCGGTGAGAAAGCAGGTGATGGAATACAGAAGCTTGCTATTGGTCTTTTCCCTCTCGGATTCGTAGATGGTAAAAATCTAATAGCCGCAGCAGCAGCTATAAACACACTATCTAAGATTAATATATTAGGTTTACTTGCTCTTGGCTATGTTGGTAATATTGCCGGTGAAGGTATAAAATTATTAACTAATGGTCTTGCCCCATTAGCTGATATAAATGGTACTAAATTATTATTCGCGGCCGTAGGTATAAATGGATTAGCTAAGATTAATATATTAGGTTTACTTGCTCTTGGGGCAGTATCATTAATAGCCGGCCCCGGAATAAAGATATTAGCCGATGGCATTATGTCACTTAGTGAGATAGACGCTGGAAGTTTAGCAGAAGTCGCATCGGGAATAAATTCATTAGCTGACATAGATTCGTTAGGATTATTAGCACTAGGTGCTGTATCATTGATAGCAGGACCCGGAATACAATTATTATCAATGGGACTTTCATCATTAAATAATATCGATGGAGATCATTTAATAGCAGTTGCAGCAGGTATAGATTCATTGACAGGTGTTAATTCATTGGCATTATTAGCATTTGGCGCAACTGCCGGAATGATAGGAATGGGTATAGGAGTGTTAGCAATATCATTGGCTGCTTTTGCACCTAGTTTGAATAATATAACAACAAGTCTAAGTACACTTTCTGATACACTTGGTGCATTCAAAGGATTAGATACACTAAAAACAATAGTTGACACGATTAACAATATTGACACAGTTAAGGCATTGGCATTAGGGGCACTAGGGGCACTAGGGGCACTAGGTTCTTCTGTATCATTACCTGCACCCACACCAACAGTAGGTATTAGTGCATCAACTGCACCTAAGGCATCTGAATTAAATAGTCCTTCTGCAGTATCTACAAATGAAGCTACAGGCGGTCAGCAAGCAGAACCTAAAGAGCCAACACAAGCCCTGGGCGCCGGAATAGAGAAGCCTCCTGCTGCTGACGGCATAAATACTGCACTTGGTTATCAAAGTTCGTTATTAGAACAAATTTTACTAAGTACAAATAGCCTAATATCGGTTAATAAAGATATACTTAAATACGCAAGAGTACAAGCATAATATGACATGGAAAAAATTCTTCAAGCCCGTTAATTCGGTTCTCCCGGTTGCACAAAGGGCAGTTGATAGTACGTCAGCATATGCTTCTACGGCAAAATATAGTAATTGGCTTCCAGAAGTATATTCGGGTCCTCCTGATCGTCTACAACGATATGCGGTTTATGATCAAATGAATTATGATCATGAAATCAGTGCAGCAGTTGATACGATTGCAGACTTCGGTACAGAAGCTGATGAAGTTTCAAAGTTACCATTAATTATTAAATTCAATGATGATCCTACTCCCTCTGAAATTCAGATATTAGAAAAATCGTTGGGTCAATGGTGTAGACTTAATAAGATTAATCGTAGACTATGGAGAATGTTCCGTTCTGTATTAGTTTATGGTGATCAATTCTTCTTACGTGATCCAGAATCCTTTAAGCTATACTGGGTTGATCCAGCGAAAGTTGAAAAGGTTATTGTAAATGAAAGTGACGGCAAGAAGATTGAAAGTTATTTTATTAAGGACATTGACCTTAATATGAAGAGCTTAGTTGGTACAAATCAACTAAACAAATTATCAAACGAAGCATTTGGATCCAATAGTATTATATTCTCCCCACCTATGCAAGGAAATATGAATTATGTTTCCGGTGGATATGGTGGTGCTGGTACAGCAAATTATCAAGATGGCGGAGCCACAGCAGTGGACGCCGAACATATTGTACAATTATCGCTTACAGACGGTATGAACGCAGCCTGGCCGTTCGGACTTAGCATACTAGAGCAAATTTACAAGGTTTATAAGCAGAAAGAACTATTAGAAGACGCTATTTTAATCTATCGCATACATCGTGCGCCTGAGCGCCGTGTATTCTTTATTGATGTCGGTACTATGCCGCCTAACAAGGCTCAACAGTATCTTGAGCGTATTCGCTATGAAGTGCAACAGAAACGTATTCCAAGTAGAACTGGTGGCGGCGCTAATGTAGTTGACTCTACATATAATCCTATGTCTATCTTGGAAGATTACTTCTTCGCTGTAACAAGTGAAGGTCGTGGTTCCAAAGTTGAAGTATTACCAGGCGGCGAAAACTTAGGCGACATTGATGACTTGCGTTATTTTAATAACAAGATGCTTCGCGCTCTTGGAGTTCCTAGTTCGTACTTGCCGACAGGTCCGGAAGATGGAACAGCAGCGGTTAATGATGGTAGAGTAGGAACTGCTTTTATTCAAGAATTCCGTTTCTCTAAGGTTGTTGCACGTTATCAACAACAAATTATTGAACCTATTGATATGGAATTTAAGTTATTCTTAAAATTCCGTGGTGTCACTATTGATAATAGTTTATTTGAATTAGAGTTTACTCCACCACAATCATTCTCCGAATATCGTCAACTTGAACTTGATTCAGCACGCATTAACACATTTACAGCATTAACAGATATTTCTTTTGTTTCGAAAAGATTTATTCTTAAGACATATCTGGGTTGGTCAGAAGAGCAACTTGCCGAAAATGAGCGTATGTGGAAAGAAGAGCGTAGTCGTCTTACAAAGACATTTGCTCCAGAACCACAGGCCGGCGGCGCTCCATCGGGGTTATCTGATGTAGGTATTACAAGTTCTGGTATCGATGATATGGCACCAGAAGGTGAAGAAGGTGCCGAAGGAACCGAACCAGGAGCCGATACCGGAGCAACAGATGCAGAGGTAGGCGGCTTCGGCGAACAATAATAGATAAATAAGAATATGAGAGCAAAAGATTTACTTGTAGAATTTTACGACCCGGCTGATGACCAATTAGGTCAGGCTAAGATGGATGATACTCGTCGTCCGCGTTTAACTATGCTCCATATTCAAAAATTAAGGAAATCTCGTGATGTTGAGAAATATGAAAAAGCTCAACATTTAGAATTCTTACCTGACATGTATGGTCAGGCGCCTGCAGATGACGGTGGCGGAATGGGCGCAATGCCTAGCATGTAAAGTAGTAGTTTATCTCGTTGGTAACGAGGCTAAATAATACTGCAAATCAATAATATCAATTAATGGCATCTTTTATAGCCATATCTCCCTACAATCTCCCTCTCTGAGTTAAATACAAATAATACTAATAAATAGTATATTGGATATTTTAATTTAACCTAGGAGAGATTAGGCATGTCACAACAAAAAAAGCTTGAAAGGGTCTTGGATCTGCTATTAAGCGAAGATTCAGATCAGGCATCAGAATTACTCCACCAAATCATTGTAGAAAAAGCTCGTACTATCTATGAAGGCATTGTCGATGAAGAAGATGATGTTGAAGAAAAGAAAGATGAACTTGATGAATCCGAAGATGAAGTTGGTGGCGAACCAAACAAAGATTTTACTAAAGAAATCGGCGCAGATAAAGATGAAGTTGAAGGTGACCATCAGAACGATGGTGAAGCTGATTCCGAAGATGACGGCGAAGATGACGGCGAAGAAGATGGCGAATTCGGCGGAGAAGATGATGGCGAATTCGGCGGAGAAGAAGGCGGCGAAGGAACCACAGAAGAACGTGTTGAAGATCTAGAATCTCAACTTGCTGAACTTCGTGCAGAATTTGACGCACTAATGGGCGAAGAAATGCAAGAGCCTGAACACGCTGATCTTGGTGGTGAATTCGGCGGTGATGAAGTTGAACCAGCATTCGGCGGCGAAGAAGAGGAAGAAGGCGGCATGCCTAATTTCGGCGGCGCAGGCGAAGAAAAGGTAGTCGGCGAAGTTGTTGCAAGCATGTTTGAAAAGAAGAAAGCTGAAAAGAAAGCGGTCGAAGAGAAAGCTAAGAAACTTGAAGTAGCTAAACAGGCTAAGAAAGAACCTAAGGGCAAGAAAGTTGAAGAAGAAACACAATTCTTAAACAAGGTTGCTGATACAGGACAAAGAGGTACAGCTAAATTAGTAGGTACAGGTAAAGGTATGTCACTTGGTGCAGAACAGAACAAGTCATCGTTTACTAACATTCCGGCACGTAAAGACTACGGTGGAAAGCCAGCTAAGATCGGTGGTGGTACTGGTGGCGAATATGGCAAATATCACGGTGATTCCGCTGCTGATAAGACCATGACAGATAATGTAAAGATTGAACCAAAGAAGAATAGTGTCAAGGCTGATACTACTGCCAAATATACTGGTGGTAAGACAGCAGGTGACGGCTTCTCTAAGTCTCCTTTATCTAAGAGACCAGGTTAAGGAACTTACCAGCAATGGCAAATAAACTATACGAGTACCTGTCTTTTGACAAGGCACACGTTCAACTTCTAGAAGAAGATAACAAAGTTGGTGGTAAAGATCTCTGTATGAAAGGGATCTTTATTCAAGGTGACGTAAGAAACCAAAACCAACGTGTTTATCCTGTTCGTGAAATTGCCCGAGCTGTAAATTCTATTACCGAAAAATTAAGCGGTGGCCAATCCGTTATGGGAGAACTCGACCACCCGGAAGAGCTATCCATTAACCTGGACCGCGTGAGTCACCTCATTACAGAAATGTGGATGGATGGTGCAGATGGATACGGAAAGTTGAAGATTGTTCCAACTCCGATGGGCAACATTGTAAAGACATTGTTACAGTCGGGAGCGAAGTTGGGTGTATCTTCCCGTGGTTCTGGAAACGTAGGTGATGATGGTGCAGTTTCGGATTTCGAAATTATCACTGTTGACATCGTAGCACAACCGAGTGCGCCAAATGCATTTCCGAGAACAATATATGAAAGTCTTTTTAACATGAAGGGTGGCTCGAGAGTAATGGGGACCGCAAGGTCAGCATTGACAGAAGCCTCAGCACAGAAACAGCTTGTTAAAGACATTCAGAGATTTATTCAAGAGTTAAAAATTTAAGGGGAACTCAAGATGGCTAAAAAAATTGATGAGATCTTGAGCGAAAGCGTTGGCTTATCCGAAGAAACTAGAGGCCAGATTATTGGTCTTTGGGAATCTAGATTATCTGAAGCGCGTGAAGAAGTTGCTGCAACACTCCGTGAGGAATTTGCACGTAAGTTTGAACATGACAAGGGTACTTTAGTGGAATCGATGGATCGTTTCTTAACAGACAAAGTCCGCGTTGAACTCGAAGAATTCGCCGATGATAAGAGAAAACTTATCGCAGAACGTGTTGCTTACAAAAGTAAACTCGTCGAACACACAGGAATGTTAAACAAATTCATCACAGAAGCTGTAGCAAAAGAAATGAAAGAATTCTATGCCGAAAAGAAGGCAATGAAGGAAAACTTTGGAAAATTAGAAAACTTTCTGTTGAAGCAACTTGCCGAAGAAATTCGCGAGTTCCGCGCAGACAAGAAGTCCCTAGTAGAACAGAAAGTCAAGATGGTTACCGAAGGTAAACAAAAGCTACAAGAAACAAAAACACAGTTCATCAAGCGTGCTGCTCAAATCATTGAGTCTAACATTGAAAAGACATTGCGTAATGAAATCGGACAATTCAAGGAAGACATTCGTGTTGCCCGTGAAAATGATTTCGGCCGTAAGATCTTTGAAAGTGTAGCCGCTGAATTCATGACTTCGTACTTAAATGAAGGTACAGAGCTGAAGAAACTGCAAAAGGTTGTCGAATCGAAAAATACTCAACTTGCTACTTTAACTGAATCAGTTAAGAAAAACAAGTCGCTTATGGAAGGATTAGATAGCAAATTGCGTTCAACTCAGGACTTAGTTGAAAGACAAAAAGTCATGAACGAATTACTAGCACCATTGTCTAAGGACAAGAAGTCAGTAATGAAAGAGTTACTTGAATCAGTACAGACAAAGAATTTGCAAGGTGCATACAACAAGTATTTGCCAAGCGTTCTGAATGAGGCTGTTGAACGTAAACCTGCGTCTTCCAAGACACAGTTGAACGAAGCAACATTGTCTTCGAATACAGGTAACAGAGTGAAGGTCACTCAAGATGAAGATTCTAGCGAATCTTCAGAATTAAAACATATATTGTCCTTAGCCGGAATTAGAAAGTAATTAGGAGAAACTATAATGGCAACAAAGCTATTTGAATCAAACTGGGGCGCTACCAAAGAAGCCCTTTTAGAAGGTCTCTCAGGAACCCGTAGACAGTCCATGGACGTCGTGTTTGAAAACACTCGTCGTTACTTGGCTGAATCGGCTACTGCAGGTGCCACACAAGCTGGTAATATCGCTGTGCTTAACAAGGTTATGCTACCGTTAATTCGACGTGTCATGCCTACTGTTATTGCAAACGAAATCATGGGTGTTCAGCCTATGACAGGACCAGTAGGTCAAATCCACACATTGCGTGTTCGCTATGCGAATACAGCAGCTGGCGTAACAGCTGGTACAGAAGCACTTGGTCCATTCGAAATTGCTAAGGCATATTCGGGTAACGAAGTAGCTGCTGATCCTGCTGCTGCATCCACAGCACGTTTAGAAGGCGTACCAGGTAACAAGTTAAGCATCCAAATCTTGAAAGAGACTGTAGAAGCTAAGACTCGTAAGCTATCGGCACGTTGGACATTCGAAGCTGCACAAGATGCAAATGCTATTCATGGTATTGACATCGAAGCAGAAATTATGCAAGCTCTTGCACAAGAAATCACAGTTGAAATCGACCAGGAAATGATCTACAAGTTAGGTTCATTGGTTCCAGTTGCTCCAACAACATTCAATCAAGCCGCTGTATCAGGTACAGCAACTTACGTTGGTGATGAAATGGCTGCTCTTGCAGTTATGATCAACCAACAAGCTAACTTGATTGCAGCTCGCACACGTCGTGGTGCTGCTAACTGGGCAGTTGTTTCGCCAACAGCGTTAACAATTCTTCAGTCTGCAACAACATCATCGTTTGCTCGTACCACAGAAGGTACATTCGAAGCTCCTACAAACACAAAGTTTGTTGGTACATTGAATAGCACAATGCGTGTTTATGTTAACCAATATGCAAGTGATGGCGATCCAATCTTAATGGGCTATAAGGGTCCTACAGAAACAGACGCAGCAGCTTACTACTGCCCATATATTCCATTGATGAGCGTTGGTCCAGTTATGGATCCACAGACTTTCGAG